AGCGAGGGCCGTCCGGTTGGTGTGACTATCGAGCAGAAGGTGCCAGAATGAACGCGAAGGTGGAGTGGCTGGAACGTTCGCTGCTCACCGGGCCGTATCTGACGTTGTGCCTGACGCCGAAACAGTTCGTTCGGGCAATGAAAGACATGAAACTCACGGAGCGTCCAGAAGATTGGTTGAGAAACGACCACTGCGGCGCAACAGTACATCTGCGGACACGCGGGGGCCAACTGGTCTGCATCGTTTGTCTGCGGCCGCCGGGGAAAAACATTTCGATTGAACAGGTCGCCGGTCTTTTGGCACACGAAGCCACCCATATCTGGCAATACTTCCGCCGACGCATTGGTGAGGACGCCCCGTCGGACGAATTCGAGGCGTATTCCATCCAGGTAATCACGCAACGGCTGTTCGAATCCTATCGGACGCAGACCCGCCGGGCGCGGAGGCGCAAATGATAGCCGCGCGACGCAACACCCACCGCGCGGACGACCCGATCGCCGCCCGTCTGGGACTGCTTGGGGCAGAAGAAGCGTGCATCTGGCAGTTTTTAGTCGAAGAACTCGTTTTCGAGTACGGCTACCGGCGAGGCGACGCGGAGGAAACCGCATTGGAACAGGTGGAGCAGAAACTGGCTAAACGTCGCCTGGCGTACCACTGAATGAACGCACCCAGCGGAGCGCGGCATCTCCAGATTCCCGATAAGCTGTTGTTCTTCCTCACTAAACGCGCCCCATATAAGGTCGCCCATGGTGGCCGGGGGTCGGCGAAATCATGGGCCGTAGCGGATTCGTTGCTAATCAGGGGTAGTCAGGAGAAAATCCGGATCATGTGCGCTCGGGAGTACCAGAACTCGATCGCTGAGTCAGTACACCACCTGCTCGAATCGCGAATTGAAGCCCTTGGCCTGAGCGCGTTCTATAAAGTGCAGCGCGACCTGATCGCGAGTACGACCGGCACGGAGATATTCTTCGTCGGTCTCCACAACAACGTCAAGAACCTGAAATCGACGGAAGCCGTGGACATCTGCTGGGTAGAGGAGGCTGAATCCGTCACCGAGGAGTCGTGGACGACGCTTCTGCCGACCATCCGTAAGCGCGGATCGGAGGTATGGGTCACATTCAACCCCGACAACGAGGACGACCCGACCAGCCAGCGCTGGATTATCCACCCGCCGCCCGAGGCCATCGTGGTACAGGTGAACTGGATGGATAACCCCTTCTTCTACGACGGCACCCTGGCGATGCAGAAGGATCATGCCTACCGTACCGACCCGGAATCCGCGGCGCACATCTGGGGCGGCGAGTTCCGCACGAAGTCCGATGCGCAGGTATTCAAGGGAAAGTACAGCGTCCAGGTATTTGAGCCGGATCCGAAACGGTGGGGGGTGCCGAGGTATGGGCTGGACTACGGTTTCAGCCGAGACCCTGTGGCGGCCACGAAGTCTTGGGTATTCGAACGGAAACTGTATATCGAGCAGGAGGCGGGCGGAATAGGTATTGACATTGACCGTTTGCCGGCGCTGCTCGACACGGTGGAAGGACTGAAGCGGGGCGTATGCTGGGCGGACAATGCCAGGCCGGAAACTACGAGCTACCTCAATAACCACGGGTATCCGCTAATTTTTCCAGTGAAGAAGTGGTCTGGATCCATTGAGTCTGGAATAGCGTTCATGCGGTCGTTCGACGAGATAGTGGTACACCCGCGATGCCGCGAGACCGCCAATGAGTTTAGGTTGTATAGATACAAGGTGGACAGGTTGAGCGGAAAAATTCTTCCTGATATCGTAGATGCGAACAATCATTATTTAGATTCGGCCAGGTACTCGCTCCATAGCGATATCCAGCAGTCCATGAGCTCGGTAAATCCGCTGCGGATGTGGTAAAATGCCCTCATGCAACAATTCTACGTATACCTTCATTGTAAACCTAACAGATCGCCATTCTATATCGGAAAAGGCACAGGTAGGCGCTACAAATATCTAAGTGGACGAAATAGGCATCACAAGTCTGTTGTTAAAAAATATGGTAAAGAAAATGTTTTATTTAGCAAGATCGAGTGCTCGACCGAAAAGTTTGCCTTCGATCTCGAATGTGGGTTGATAAAATGTTTTCGCAGGATGGGTTATGTTTTAACAAACATGACTTCTGGCGGGGAGGGTGCCGCAGGAATAAAACGTCCAGACGCAGTTCGTGAAAAAATCTCGAAATCGATGCGTGGAAAGCGCAACTCCCTAGGTAGAACACTAACTGAGGAACATAAATTAAAAATAGCAAAAGCCGGTTTTGGTCGCAAAAATGGACCGATAAGTGCCGAAACTAGAAAGAAAATATCGGATGCGGCAAAACGGCAGGCACGAAATATCCTGTCAGAAGAATCGAAACAAAAAATATCCACCGCCGCTAAAATGCAATGGGCAACTCGTAGAGAGGAGATGAAGATGTCAATGCGAGGAGCAAAACGTAAAAAGAAGTGCCCTTGACTTCGAACGATACACCCAACACCCCTGTGCGTTTAGCGGTACCGGACCGCGACCACCCTTCGATGGGAGATAGAGCGCACAGGGTTGTTGGTGGGATCGGAGGTCGACACTGGCCGCCAACACAGTTGACGCAACGCCGGGGGTAAGGTATGTTAGCACCCACTCACATAGACGGTACGCCCCTATGACCCCACTCTTGATCTCTCTCATCCTCATCCAACTAGTCGGGATGCTTTACGCCCATCGCCTGATCAAGCCTGAACTCTCGATCCTCACGAAAACGTGGCTCTGCGTGCTTTGGCCGCTGACGGTCGCGGCATGTGTGATCACCAAAGGGCACCCCGAACATGGCGAATGACGAAGGCACCACCGGCGGCGCGTATGGTTATACTGTAACCCCCGCCGAATCGACAGGGGCGCGGACTTCGGATTCCTCAGTGCGCGACTTCTCGGCCACCGTGAGGGACAACAGCGCCGAATGGGACATGCTCGACGCTGTATTCGGCGGCACGAAGACCATGCGGGCGGCGGGCAAAACCTTCCTGCCATCGTGGCCGGGTGAGAACGACCCCGAGTACCAGAAACGCCTCGGCCAAGCCGTACTGTTCCCGATGTTCAAGCGCACCTGCGAGATCCTCGCATCAAAACCCTTCTCTCGCCCCATCACCCTTGCCGGAATACCGACGGAGACCTCGGCCGGCCTGGAAAACATTGACAACGCCGGGCAAGGCATACACGCTTTCTTCTTTAATGTGCTCGAAAACTGCCTGTCACACGGGGTATCCGGCGTTCTGGCCGATTTCCCACCGGTGGCGGCCGCACGCACCCTGGCGGATCAGAAAGCCGTTGGCGCGCACTCATATTTAGTCCATTATCCCGCTGGATCGGTGCTGGGTTTCACGCCGCCTCCACCAGGGGAAACTAACCCGACAATGCTGCGCCTACTGGAACGCGCGGTCATCCCCGACGGTGCTTTCGGGGAGAAAATCGTCGAACAGGTGCGCGTTCTGTACGAGGGCGGCGCTTGGGAGGTCTGGCGCGAGTCGGAAGCCAAGAAAAACGAGTGGTATATCTTCGAATACGGAACGTCCAGCCGCCGGGACATACCCTTCACGTTCTTCTACGGCAACCGGACGGGGTTCGGCACCGGTGAGAGCCCCCTGAAAGACCTCGCCTACCTGAACGTCGAACACTGGCAGAGTTCCAGCGACCAACAGACCATCTTGCACGTCGCCCGTGTGCCTATCCTGTTCATGAAAGGCTTCGCCGATACCGAGTCCTTCATGATTGGCGCGGCGACGGCGGCGACGGCAACGAACAAAGACGCGGACATGAAATACGTCGAGCCGCAGGGAGCGGCGATCGGACACGGGCGCACATCTATCCTCGACCTTGAGGAGCGCGGACGCGCGATCGGCGCGGAGCTGCTGGTACGCAAGACGAACCGCATGACCGCCACACAAGTTGAGTCGGAGGACACCGCCGGCGACTGTATGCTGCAGGCCATTGTGGAAATGTTCGAACTCGGCGTAAAGAACTGCTTGAGGAACCTGGCCATCTGGAACGGCGAGGATGCGTCTCTGATCGACGCCGAGGTATTCAGCGAATTCAGCGAGTCCAGCCTGAGCGACGCGATAGCCAACGTGGTGTTCACTGCGGTTGCCGCGCGTGACCTGTCCAAGCAGACCGGCTTCGAAATCTTCAAGCGATCTGGATATATCGACGCGGAACTGACGTGGGAACAGGAAAAAGCGCGGCAGGACAGCCAACCAGCGGACGTACCGCCACCGCCCGTGGTGCCGTAACATGGAGCGGCTCGTTCTGTTGGCACTTTACATCGGAACGTTAGTTTTCATATCACCATGGGTCGCCGCGGTGTGGTTCATTTGGGACAAACTGACCGGCGGATGACCCCCGCAGTGGGTGAGACCGTTCACCGATTCACGCCAATCAAGGCTCCAACGTGTTAAGGCAGTATTTCTAACCAGATTGAAAGTTTACCGGTATCTGGTTCGTTGCCCATCAAGTGCTTTGTACCGCGTGGCGAGCGTGGGTTGAGGAGTTCCCCCGAAGGGGAGGAGCAACCGGACATCTGAGGAGAACAGTAGCATGAAGAAGAAAACCGCGCTACCCCGAATTCCCGAGAACTGCTGCCTCGCATGTTGCTTTGCTGTAGCGATCGAAAAATCCAGTTTATCCTGTGTCGCCCAGCCCCCTCGTCAGATCGAAGTAAATGGTTCATATCAGTACGTTCGCGGCGTTCCCGTCCTAGCTACCGACCCACCCTGTACGTTTTTCAAACCGAAGGAGCACGCATAATGGCCACCCCACCTCTACCAGACGCA